TACGCTTGGTTCTGCTTCTTGCAATACTGCTTTAACAGCGTCCAAATCCAGTTCAAGTACGCCCACCAAATCACGCTCTGCGATAGACAGGATAGAGAATACCTCGCCAATGGCTGTGTATTCGTTTTCAATCAATTGGTCTCCATATTGACCTTCACGTAAAATGAAGTCGCTATGCTCCTCATAATAAACAGACGAATCCATAATGATTGCAGTTCCCTGTTCGATTATATTGGAAGATATTAAACGCATTCCGCCAATAGTACCTGTCGCAACGTTCATATAGGGCACGTTTTTAAGGTTGCCTTCTGAATCCTGTTGGTACATTGTAGCAACCACATCGGCTGGGTTCATAAGCACTACATTAGGGTAGTAGTTAAGGGCGTTCAATTGGCTTTGTCCGGCAATAATCGCAAGGCCGTTGTCGGGCGCGATAAACGTGCCGTCCAAAACAGAAGATACATAGGCTGTGGCATTTGATGAGATTTCAGTCAACAGGCCGTTTTGCCATACCCTTACAACCTCTTGCTCGAACATTTGAAGGATTGCACGGAATAACGCCTCATAATCCATTTCAAATTCTTCCGTCCATTCGATACGTCCTGCATATTTCACACGGTCTGTTGAAGTGCGCACAAACTTGAATTGAATCAATGGCTTAACAGCACCTTCGGCAACTACAGCAGCGGCTCCCTCTTTTGTGGTTTCCCCTATTTTGATACGTTGTGCAGGCACTTTTGATACCTGACGGTTAGGGATAACGTTCAAAAGGAAATTCTCGGGGTAACGAATCTTTGCAATTTCGCTATCAACTACGAAATTATCGGTAGCAGGATAGTCAAGTCCATCAGCATTCGTAACAGTACCGTTGTTGGTCATATGCATCGCTGCAACTTTGAAGGTAAAATCCAATGGCGTTTTATTTTTAAAAGCGGCAACAATCTCTTGGTGCTTTTCCTTTACCATTTTCTTTAACTGATACTTTTCACTTTCGGTGAATTTACCAAGTTGTGTCTCGCTTACCTTTTCAAGGTTTTCAGCGATTTCCTTTAGTTTTGTAACCAAAGGAATATCCTTTCCGGCATCGTCCTTTTCAAGTGTGCCAATTGAGTTTTTTAACGCAGTTTCAAAATCATTCTTTCCTGACTCCAAAGCCTCGTTAATGGACTTAGATAACGTGTTCAATAACGCTTCCTGCCCTTCCTGAATCTCGATGTTTTCCTTTTTGAAAGCCTCGAGCAAATTAATCTTTTTAGCATTTGTTTCTTTTAATTTAATGAATACTAATCCTTTTTTTTCGTCCTGAGTGCCTTGTGGCGGCTCGTTGTTTGAAGTGCCTTTGGCGGCTTCGGTGCTTATTGTAGGGGTTGCCCAATTACTGCCAATCGGCACGGCACTACCCTCAATTATCTTTGCTTCGGTAACTGCCCAGAAATATCCTTTTTCCTCGGCTTCCGATTTGTTGGCTATTTTGTTGATGTACTTATCCCATACCGCTTTTTCTTCCGCATCGTGTTCAACATCTGAGTTTAGAGCGAGTTCCATTGAAACATATCGCATTCCTACGCTATGATTCTTTACAAAACCCTTTCCGTATTGTGCGAACATAAATGAATTGCGTTCCTTTTCGATTTCGGTATCGAAAATCAAAGCCTCTGTATTTCCATCCAAATCAACTCCTAATTTCTTAAACGTTGTCTTTTCAACTCCTGCTTTTACTTCATCTGAAATAATGCCACTAAAGGACATTTGATGTTCTTGTAATAACATTAGGTTTTTGCGCTCCTTTACGGACTTGTTCCAAATACCGTCAATATGCACATCACAATGACTGTCAAATAGGTTGGTCGTATTGATAACAACCTTAACGTTAAGCTTATCCGTGTCATTTACATTGATAGCTTTGTTTATATTTTCTCCAATAGGAGCGAATGAAACCGCATCGCTAAATTTGGTCTGCATTTTCTTTGACGCTATCAAAGCCTGTTTATTAGCTTTTAATTCTGCAAACATTTCTTCCTTATTCGCAAAGGTCTTATCTGGAAATTCCTTAATTTTATCATTTTTTTTCTTCTTTAGAATATCAATCTTCATTTGGATATTATGCCTAACGGTATCGTTTTTAGCCGATTTCTTCATTTCCGTTAGTTTTTCTATGGT